CATATAATCTGCGTCCTTGACTCTGAAGCCGACAGAAAATGCTCCAAGGACACCGTCTTTAATTAAATCTTTAATGTGACCAGATGCTTTTGAAATTCTTGCAGATAGTTCTAGACCATCTTTATTAACTTCTACACCTGTTGCTCTACCAATAGGTTGGTTATAATCATGGTTAAAAAGAATAACTGGATTATTTTTAAAATTATCTAATCCACCTTTTGTCCATGCTTCTGCTTCAATAATATCACCTGCTCTATCGAGACCGTTGGTACTAGCTGATCCTTTAATATCTAGTCCACCGTCATCAGTTTCACCAAGTGATTTAAATGAACTTGTCCAATGAAAAATTTTATTTGACATCTTTCTTCTCCGCTTTTGCTTTAGGTGCAGCTTTAGGTGCAGCTTTAGGAGCTTCTACCTTTACTTCAACTTTAGGAGCAACAACTGGAGTGTTTAGTGCTTCAAAATCTATTGGATATCTTTTCATAACAGTAGACAATACTCTTGACCAAGAACCAAAAGCTCTACGAGCCATATAGTCTTTGACAGGAACATCGTTTCCGCATGCTTTGTATTCGGCTAAATCCAAAAGTTTTTTATGTTTTACGAAAAACTCTGAAAGTGCCTTTGCCATCATATCTTTTGTCATATTTAGTTTCCTTCACTGGGAGGAGTCTCTTCTGGTCGTCCTCCGATTGCTGGGTTTGATGCTGATCCTGCAATGTTCGCAGGAACTCTTGGTGTATCAAATCCGTCGATCTTCTCAAGCTGCATAGCCTCCCGTGCTTCATTCGGTGTCATAATCCCATTGTTAACAAGAGTTGCATAGTATGCTGCCTCGTCTCGAAGTTCGGGCTGTAAGGCAGGAATACCTGCTACGTTTTCCTCTAACTTGAAACCGAAGAATCTCTCGAAAGCACACTGCATTTTATTAATAATCGGCAGTATGGTTTCTAAGTAATAAAGTCGATGATTAGGTCGAATATTAGCGTTGTTTCCGCCATCTAACAAAATGGGTGGGATACCCATAGCTTCTAGAATTATTTTCTCATTAATCTTAATAGCTTCCTGAAAATCTAGTTCTTTGAAACTTACGTTTGTTAAGTTCTCGACTTCTAAACCACCGTCCAAAAAGAGTGGTCGTCTACCGCCAGACTGTGGATTGTATCGTGCAACCCATGCCTGTAACATTCTTTCTTTAATTTTCTCAGAAAGAGTGTTCGGAGATTTAAGTACCAACCCTGGTACTGCTCCATTCTTAAAGAAGTTATCTTGGAATCTTCTCATAGAAGAAAGTAACTGCATAGTTCTATATGCAGGCTTTAATCTAGGGACTCCTCTATAAATGGAGTTAAAACTGTTTTCTTTTATGTGAATAATTTCATTTGGAGAATAATCTATGCTATGATCATATGTGTATTTTTCTACATATGTCTTATCGTCAGTATAGATTGTAACATTCTCTGCTGGAAGATGATAAAGGTGGGCACCATCAAAATAAATAAAAATATTACCATCAATCAAAAGATCAATAATAAGATTTCGTTTAAACGCAGATACATCTTGAAAAGGATTTGGTTCTCTATTTAAAAGCAAATCAACTTTTGATCTACGAATATTTTTGATAATGTTATTGGTACCAACTAATTGCTCACCAACCTTAAAAGGTATTTCCGAAACATCATCCACTATCATGTTGACTGCTCGGTTTACTACCTCTAACTGTTCGTAAGCATTTCGGTAATTTGTTACGTTTTCACGTGAATCTAGTGTAAGTCCTTCTTCAGAAGAAATTACATATTGGCTGGGATTCAACTTCTCATATTCGGAGTTGAAGTCCTTTCTACTGCCTGTTAAAAAATCATACCATGCCATACTTACGTCTCTGTATCTCCACCCAATTTTGTTGCTTTTCTGCTGTTACTAGCTTTGGGCGTTTTCCATAAATACTATGCAACTTTAAATGGTGCATGTGACAGAGCGTAACAGCGTGCTCATAAACTTGTTCGTAATTCTCTTTTATGAATTGTTCTCGTAGAGCTAGTATGTCCTTCTCTGAGTTAATGATGACTTGCTTTTCTTTCAACCACCATTCAAGTAACTCAGTCAATCCGTAAAAGTGATGGAAGTCCAGTTCTTCTGTGACTCCACAAATGTAGCATTCCGTCGCTTTCTTATACTGCGACTTTGCTTTATCTCGGACATACTTTACTAAATCTCTTCTTAATGTCATAAACTTACTTCTATACAATAGATTATATATTAAAATCGGTTGAAAGTCAAGAACTATTTTTTGGAGGTGTAAATTAGAAGGATGTAACGCTTGTCTCAAACGAATAGAGCGCATAGCGAAGCGCATCAGCCATGTGAGAGGCATGAGTGTGCTTAGGTTTTTCTTTGAGAAGATTTGGATTTGGATCCCACTGATATTGATCTAAACAGATTAGAGTTTCTTTGCATCTTTGATCTACTATTAGTTTATCATTGTCTACAATTCCTGAAACATGTCCAATTCCATCAAGTACTGATTTTTTCGCATTAATAGTAGAAATGTCATAATTTTGAGCAAAATCAAATCGAGTTTGTTGAGCTGCAGAATCTATATAAATATAGTCAATATCCCACTTTTCAATCATCTTTCGTATCTCTGCAGCATGTTGCTCAGTAGTACGCTCACTATCTAAGTATTCATCTAAGAGATAGTATTTATCCTTATCCCAATCATATCCAATTACACAAAATGCAGTAGGATCTTTGTAACCTACGTCCATTCCTGCAAAGATATCCATTTTACTGGTATCAAGTTCAGCTAGATCTTGTTGACATTCAGCAAAGTTAAACTTCCAAACCTGTCCTTCATAGACATTGAAGTCAGCCATATACTCTTGTGAAAATTCTGCTTCAGACATAGTTTTTCTTGCCTCTGCTATATCATCTTCAGAGAGTCTTGGATTTTCGTGATAAGTAGCTTTTACACTACACCACTCTGGAAATTCATTTGAGAAACCTCTATACCAAAATTCAGCAAACCAGTTATTTCTACCACGAGGTGTAGATATAAAAAGTGCTTTAGAATTGTCTTTATCGAGTGTAGGACGAAGTGCTACATTAAAAGCATCTCTGCCGTCTACAAGTGCTGCTTCGTCAAATATAATTAGATCGTAAGACCGACCCACGACAGAATCCACTTGGTTGACAGATCCCATCCTGATTGTGGAATGATTTGAGAGTTCGATAACTTTGTCTTTGGCATTGTCTCTGAGCACTTCGAGATCAAAGTGTTTGATAAGATTACGTTGGAGATCAAAAGAGATTTGAGAGAGTGCATAGTTTGGTGACATGAGTAATACATTGCAGTTTGGTACCAGTGTGACTAATTGCCCTATAATGTTGGCAATATATGTTTTTCCTTGACGACGTGAGACAGCAGCAACTACAAATCTATACTTAGGATTGTTAATTGCATTGATAATTGCATGTTGAGAAGAATTTGGTTGAATACCAAGTAACTCCATATAGGAGTCTATCGGAAGTTTTATGAAACGATTCTCTTTAAATTCCATTAAGGAATCAGAGAGAATGTCTTTTCTTGAAATTTCTAACATCTAGTGCAGTGTCTCAGAGTGTTCGTCATCTAATTCAAATATGTCCTTATCTATTGTGAAATTATGTAAGTAAAGAAACGCAGCAGATACTTTTAAAAAGAGTTCTTCAACTTCAGTAAGCTTTCTTACTTTTGTTATTTTCTCTAATTTAGTAGCAAGATCTGCGGCATGCAGAAATTGCTCATCTAACCATAATTTTCTTGTATCTGCTACTGTTTGCATTAGCGTTTCCTACGTTTAATTCCTCGAACATATTTTTGGGATTTAGGTGGTGCTTTCTTTTTACCACCTTTACCCGCCCATAAAAATTTATTAGCCCAGTATGCGGGGGAAGCTTTTCCTCTAGCAATATTCTTACGATGTCTTGCTTTAAAAGACTTTCTAGCTTCTGGGCTATAGTTGTGACCCATCCCCTGTGCCCCAAATCTTATGACTTTTAATTTACCGTTTACCTTTGTGGCTACGACGGCTTTTTTTGTCTTGTGACTTGGAGTCATTTTTGGCTTGTTTAAGCCTTTCAGACCTGCTCTTCTCAGTCTTGCTTTTTCGCTTATTGTTAGTGCCATTTAAAATACTATTTACGACTTTATTAAGTCGTCCTGATTTCATTAATTCATGAAAATCTTTATGTATAATGTTTATCTACGTCTCCTGTTAGGTCTTTTTACAAGCACTTTGGAGTGAGCAGTTCTTCCACCTGTAAAAGACGGAGTTCTGGGAGATAAAGTTTTCCCATATCTTGGTCCGATCGCGCTGGGTCTTGCGCTATATCGAGCCGCTTCAACACCATATGGATTTTTGGTGTTAACTAGAGTTCCAGCTGCTGCATTCATCTCTCTTGTGATTCCGATTTTAAGCACATGCTTACGAATCTTCTGAGTGTTATGTACACCAGTTGGTCCTGATAAAAATGATCCTGTTCTTGCCATTTTTAGCTCCTTGTCAGCCTATTCAGCTGTCTTGACCTCTCTGGGTCAGTTAATTGTGTGATTTCTTTAACTTGTTTCATCTTTTCTAATCTTGCTCTTTGAGACATGATTAGTAATCCCACAGCTCTTTCGATGCCGTGTAATCGTGGTGGTATAGTTAGTTTTTCCGCTAGTGTAAGTCCTTTCATGACTCCTCCTTGTTTTAGCGTTTCTTTCTTCCTCTTCTTGCCTTTGTGCGGACATATGTAGGTCTGCCACCGATGCCTTGAGGTTTGGCTCGTTTTCTTCTAACGGCGGAACGCTTCTCTGCAGCACTCATTTTTGATGCTACTCTTACTGGGACGCATTTGGGATACCCCGCACGCTTTGTCCTTGCTTTTGGTCTACCACATGGTTGATATTTGCCTTTCTTTTTAGGTCGGCTTATATCCACCCATTTTTCTTTAAACCATTTAGTAAGTCCGCCTTGAGGTTTAGCCATCTCCTTCTAGTCCATTCGACAAGTAATTTGCCGCTGAGACTACTTCGTACTCTGAGATTGCTAATTTATTTGTCCACCATGTTGGTAAGGACTGTTCTGGATCTACGTTGTCAAGAATCATTTGACAGTGTGACATAATTGTTTTACATGCATTAATTGCTGATGCTCCATCAGTATGTCCATCTTTCTCGACTACTCTAAACTTGCCATCTTTTGTTAGAACTGCTTTCATTTTCGCTTCCTTGTTCCCATGCGGTATCTACCGCCTCTAGCTTTGTATGTTTTAACTAACCATCCGTTTGCATATGCACTCGGATATACCTTAAACTTTCTTTTTGCTTCCGCTT